TCAGGTGCAGTGCTATCACCGTTTGCATTTTTCCAGTTGTAATTCCAGCTCAAATTGTTATCCTCTTGACCTCCATAATAAGTATAGTCAAGAATCTTCTTCAACATATCATGCTCTTCATTAGTCATATCGCTACCTCCTGTAACGTATTGATTCCAAGTGCTAATATCACCATAGAAAAAATTACCATCAAGATTACCGTTATAACCATTCAATCTTAGCGATGATGTAAATTGCCATGCAACAAGATTCCAACCGCTTGTATTATAAGGACAATTAGTATCGCTAATATAATATGAATAGTTATCAGGATAACCAGCAAGCCATAAACCGCAATTATCTTTAATGTATTGAGAACCATAACCAAGTTGATTGATAAAACTACTAGACATATACACCCATGGATAAATTCCACTTAAAGAGTGAAACTTTTCAACGAATTTATTTAGCCATAGATTACTGCATCTAGTATCTTCAAAATCTAGGACTGGAATACCCAGTCCTAGATATTTCTTGATTGCGTTAAAAAAGAAAATTGCTTCCATGCTTGCGTCATTAGGACGTGCAAAATGATATACACCGAACGGGATTTTCTTATCAATACAATGTGCAACAAATCTGTTACAACTACTATTGATATAATCAATACCCTCTGTAGCTTTGATAATCATAAAATCTGTATCAATAGCATTTGGATTCATATCATTTTGATATCCTGAAATATCAATACCACGAAGCATAAAGATTCTCCTTAATACTGACAAGTAACGTTGCCTGTATCGTAATCAAATACTGTTACTCTCTTAAACGCTCCTGTAAATGCGCTATTACCTTCAAGTCGCTCAATCTTTAGAGTATTGTAATAATCACTGTAGGTATAAACGTTAATAATACTCGTTTCATTTGTGATTCTTGAAACGTTATTATACTTATCTAAAGTAGTTGAACCTACAGCAATATGTGGATACTTCATAGGTGTACGTGAAACAAGTAAGGCGTCTGAATGGTCGTGACCGTAGAACCAACCTAGAACACGTAAACCTTTGATTACATATTCATCTACAAGTTCGTTCAAAGAGTTAATCAATGGATACCAATTAAAGCGTCCTTGGTAATCAGGGAAATTACCACTTGCAATAAAATAACCATCGCAAGAATAATTACATTGTAAGTATTTAGGTGAAACAGGCAACTCGTGAGAACCAAGGAAAACTTTAGTTTTTGCAGCTAGGCATCTTTCAAGCGTTTCAGTTAACCATTGAGTTTGCTCTTTCATTTCTTCATCAGAAATAGCGCAAGTATCAAGAGAAATGTACTCAATATTCTCATCATTAAAATGCTTGCTATACCAAGTTCTATTAGTAGTTACACCCCAAGAACCTTTGTAAGGGTCAATAAACTTAGTATACAGTTCGCCCTGTGATGGTGGATTAGTGAAGCCCTCTGCAAAAGTCTTATATCGCTCGTGATTACCGATAGAAAACAATGATGTTTCTAGGTGTGTATCAGAAATATCATTAGAAAAATAATCACGAACGGCATCGCCTGTATGAATCTTTAGATTCACCGCAAGTTTATTGAGGACACGTAAAGTGTGAGCAATTTCAGGCGAGTTATGCGAATCGCTCCAATGTGCAATCTTAAACTCCATATTAAGCACTCACTGTTCTCATAGGATACAAAGCGCAGCCAAAATTCTTTAGATTTGTAGATGCATCAATAGTCGAACCAGTACCAAGGAAACCAGTCTTTGTAAGATACAAACCGTCCCAAGTCTTAAAATCAGTACCAGTAACGTAAGCAACAACCATGCAACCAGTATTGATGTAATTAGCGGTAGGCTTCTTTACGTAATTAGGCATCTTGATTGTTTGACGTGAATCGAAGATACTTGCAAGTGGCGTCTTGTTATCCTTATCAAAGTAATAAATACAAAGAATATCAAACGCAGGAATATAGAAACCCTTTAACGTGATACCAGCAGGACAAACCATTTCATCATTATCAGCGTTAGAATTAGTAGAATCAAAACAGCGAATCTGTAGCGTACTCAAAAGAGTAGTCATTGTGCTAGTTGAAAACTTGCTTGTTTCAAGAGTACCGTCTTTGATATCTACATTTTGAAGTGGAAACTTAGCTGCTACAGACTGAATAAGCTGCTTAGACTGTAGAGCTTCTGTAGCCTTAGCATTAGCCTGTGCAACAAGTGTATTTGCAGAATCGGCGGTTTGCTTTGCCGTTGCAGCATCACTTTTAGCCTGTGTTGCAAGTTGCTTAGCTTCAGCAGCAGCAGAATTATTTGTTTCAGCACTTGCTTTAGCAGCGTTAGCAGTTTCAGTAGTTTCATCAAGCTTTGTTGACATAGTAGAAACTTTGGAATCAAGCGTGGTAATAGTACCGTTAATAGTAGATACATTACTTGTAATAGTATCGTTAATATTAGATGCGGTAGTTGTAATACTCTGCTTAATTGCATTTACTTGTGAATCAAGATTGCTTGATAGAGTTGCAACTTTAGCTTCCGTTGCAGTGTTCTTTTGCAGTGCTTCATTTGCATGACCGTTAGCAGTAGTAACATCTACATCTTGCTTATGCAGAATTGTATCAATCTTATTGATTGAAGAATTATACTCAGCAAGTAGATTAGGTACTGAATCAGGCTCGTACAAATCAAGCTTATTAAAATCAGTATACTTACTAGACATTGTAACCTCCAACTAGATACTTTTTAGGGACTTTCATATCCTTAAATTCATCAAACTTTGAACCAAGTACAGCAACACCAGCACAATTCATACCGCAATTAGCAAGAGAATCAACTGTATTAAAAACAGCATTAAGACGATTTACTGTAAATGCATACATAGAATCTAGCTTTGATTGCTCTTTATGTGCGTCTACTGAATCAGTAGGCTTACCCTCAGCAACGTTGTAATCCATAGAAACCTGCGTTAAAGTTTCTACTTTTTCATCTAGTTCAGACAACTGATTATTAAAATCAGTTACAGCGTTAGCTAAATCTTCAGGCTTTACAGCACTTAACTCACCTACTTTTCCTGTAAGATATTCACTATACTTCATTAGCTTATCAATTTCAAGACAAATAGCCTTTACTCTTTGCTCGTGACTGTAAACATCATAATAGAATTTCGGCAACGCAGGCGTAAACTGTGTAAAAGAGTGATATGGAATTAGTGAAAAATCGTAATCAACTGTTTCGTCCATTATTACTCAACTCCTTTCTGTGCCGTATTAAGATACTTGAAAAGTGAGGTATTAGCAAACTCAGGATATGCTTTAGTTACATTCTCTAAAATAGAAGCCATTTCCATAACAATAATGTATACACAAACAACCTCTACGCTAGGAACAGTAAATGAAACGTTAGCAATATGAGTAAATCCAATAGTAAGGACATAGCTAACAGCAATAAGAATAAGCATTAGAACCTTATGACCGATTCCCTCACGCATCTTTGCAGACTGAATATTATGAAGAATAGTTGCAGCAGTAAAACCAGCAACAATATCAGCAAGCATCATAATACACGCAATAATAACAGACCATAGTTGGGATTCATTAAGTACATTAAGTGTATTCATAATAACGCTCCAATCCATAAAATCACCTCTTCTCATGTTTAATAGCTATTTAAGTTTACACTAAACAGACATGAGAATAGCGAACCCATATCGTTTATAATCAGCAGGTCAATATCATTGTAATCATTTATCCGCTTTGTTACATCGATAATATCAACCTGATTGATTCTCTGAAACTCTTTATCTCTACCATTAGTAGCATAATCAGCATTTTCGCTTGATAATTGCGTCTGCGGAAAATCAGAATAAATATCCCTACTCTTATAATACTCTGAATTAGCACCAAATAACTCAGGAGATTCATCAAGCAATTTATACAGACGTACATATTTCGGCATAATCTCATTCATTTTACGAATAAATTCATGCTTCCAAATACCCGGTGGTGTAAGAGAAATTTCACGGAAATAATAATGATTAACAATCTTTTTGCGTAATTGCAAATCCTGTTTATCACTGTATTTATCCCATTCCCAACCAGTAAGTTTATCATCGCAAAAACCAGCATCAATTAACTCACAAAGTTGAATACTTACAACAGCGTGAAAATCAGGCTCTTCTGTATAATCAATATCTTCAACCATATTATTCACCCAATTCAGACATAGATTTAAGACTATGAATAATATTCCAGTTTTCACTTTCATAATCTTGACGTGTAACAACCTTAATAGGTTCATCTAGTAAATCGCCGAATCGCTTATTAAGTTCATCTGCTGCTTTACGACGTTCATCAATACTACTAGAAACAATAAGATTTGCAGGATTTTCTTGCGCTCTGATTTCGTCCTCTGTTTGACGCTCTTGCTTTAGTGTAGAGTTTTCGATACCAAGCATAGTATAAATTCTACCCCAAGTATTAGCTTCATCTATAGCGAGTTCTTCACCAATAAACTTAACGCCTGTAGTTAAAGCGTTATAATTAAGCTGCTCAAAACCATCTGTAGTTAATACAGCAGGCTCACCGCCATAAATTTGCTTGAATAAGTTAATCATATCTTGTTGTTTTTCTTGAGGTCCACTCAGAATAAATGGAATTTGCTGATGCAAGCGATTCATACGCTTTGTCATGCGAATATGTACAAGTTCGTTTGCATACAACTCAATACCACTCATAAGAGGATAGCGTGTTTCATTGTCAAAAACGACAACGCCATTATACTTATCGCAAGAATAGCTTGTTCCATTGTGTCCAATAGCTTCCCATTTAATAGGTCTATCATACATATTCAAATGACCGTGAGGTGTGCATTGTAGCGATAGAAACTTTCCTTGCATCTTTTTAGGAAAAGCAATAGATGCCATTCCCTGTGTAATCAATACGTATTCAAGATAACGTGCATCACAAGTTGGAGGTAAACCTATCCATTGAAAACGGGACATAGCCATCTTTAGCATAATATCAACATAATACTGATATAAACGTGTATTTATTTGTGACGTTTGCCACAACATAGGGTTTCCGTTAGTTCTATCAATATTAGTTTTGCTTCTCTTTTTACCGCCACGTCTACTCATTAGAAATACCTACCGTTTCAAGCTTCAAAGATTTACCTAGAATCTCTTTATAAACAGCGTTTGCTTCATTAACAGCTTGAGTTCGTAATGCAATTTCGCTATTCATCTGCTCAATATAAACAGCTTGTTCTAGCTTAATTTTTTCATTACTTAAAGCGTTCTTAATTTTATAGTCAATAACTAATTGAATCTCTTCATCAGTCATACCCTGAAAAGTACCTAGATTAAGTAGAACGTTAATACCTCTAGGTGGCAGCGGTTTAATATCTATATTAGCAGCTTCAGCTTCAGATAGCATAATAGGTGTGTCATTAGTTGGCATAAATATCAACCTTTCCGATTAAATCAGGTGACTTCCAAACAGTAACGCCATTTTTGAAAATATTCTTTAGCGCATTTTCAATTCCGAATGTTGCAGCTTTTCTAATATCAATCCAAATATCAGACGCTTTCCAATACGTGAATGTTTCCATAAGGTTTAAGCCCGTATCTTTAACATTCCAAATTTGATTCAGATTATAACCGAATCTCGCAAATTGTGCAACTGTTTGTTTAATTGCAGATTCCGACTGTGTGCGTAACCTAAATTGAATACCGTTCATACCATAGGAATACATTTCAGCGTTTCCGCTTGCTTGTGTCAACTGAATAGGATTGCGCTTTGATGCAGCAAGCATAGAATACATTACGCCGTCTTGCGTATTCTCTAGTATTTCTTTAGCGTTTATAATTGCAATATCATCAGTACGCAAAGCGTTACTATAGCTAGTATTTTTTGTGCTAGCTGCATTACTAATAGCAGTATCACAAGTTCTACTAGCATTTCCAACAACTGTATTATACGTTCTATTAGCATTTCCTACAGATGTATTATAGGTACGTGAATTATTACCTGTATCAGTGTTATAGTTATTAGCTGCATTTGTAGTTGCAGTATTATAGTTATTATCACGTTGCTTTGCTATACACTCATTATTTTGCCTGTTTTGTACTGTTGAATTATCGTTAGATGCCTTAGTTATCTTTAGTGCGGTACTAGTACCTCTACCAACAACACTGTTATTCATAATAACAGTTGCATCTGTAATATCAGTGTTTGCATTTACCATAATAGTTGCATTTGATTCTGCTGCATTTGCGTTAATTGCTGCTAATGCACCACCAGCAATACCCATAGCAACAGCACCAGCAGCAGAACCAACTGGTCCTAAAGTAATTCCCATTGAAGCACCTGAAAGCGCACCTTGAGAAGCACCATATACAATATTAGCAGAATTTGTGTTATTAGTTGTTGATGTTGTTGTTTGATTTTCTATTTTTGTTGTTGCTCTTGAGCAAGCATTTTTATCACCAGTATCAAGTCTAGCTTGTTCATTTTTATTGTTCGTAATTGAATTATTAGTTATAATAGCAATTTGCGTATTAGCATTATTACAAGCAATAGTAGCATCTATATTATTGTATGCACAATTAGCGACATTGTTAGTATTAGATTTAACAGTATAAGCTACATTATCAGCATTAGTCTTTACAGTACCAGCTAAATCAACACTATTTGAGTTTGCAGTAGATGCTAAATTTTCCTCGTTAGTCTTAGCAGTTTTAGCAGCTTTTGATGCAACATTATAAGCGTTATCAGCAGACGTTGTTGCATTGTAATATCCAAGATTAGCACTTCTAACGCTATTATGATAACCTGTTAAAGCCTTTTCTCTTGCAAACTCAATAGAGTTATTATATTCATCAATATACCAAACAGTTTCACCGTCCATATAAATTGCATATGTAGGAATACCTAGCTTAATAGTATATTTACCCCAATCGCCATAATCAATAGATTCATCTGATTCACTACCGTCAAGTCGCTTCCAAGAGTATTTATTAGAGCCAACGCCATTGATACCAGTTAAAAACATACGACAATCAAGAACGGGAAAAGCGATATTAGTTAGCATATTGATACCGATTGAACCTGTATCCTCAATATGAATCTCAATATCTTTTCCATTATTATCAGAAAACTCAATGTAAGAATAAGGATATGTGAATAGCTTTGCAAAACGTTGCTCTTTTTCATCAAAACCAAACATATCTTTTGTGAGATTATAATTGCCTAGATTCTTACGAACATTAGAACATGAATACATATCATGCTTACAGAACGTAAACTTATCACCTAATGTAATCATGTTTTCATCAACAATAAAAACAGCCTTAATAGAACGCAAAAAAGTAGGAACATTCTTTGCAATATCACTTAGAAAAGTTTTATCGCTTGCTTTTACCGCAAAAACGTTAGTGCCATTAAGCGTCATATTATCTACAGAATTATGCATAGAAACGGGCGTTTTTAAGTCTGAATAATTTCTACCGTTTCCGAATGAATAATTATTAACCTGTAATTGCTTTCCGTACCAATCAGGTGTATCTGAATAAGTAGGCTTTTCAAAATAAGAACCTGTTTTAATAGTACCGAATGAACCATTTACAATTTGCTCTTTATTTACAGTACACGCAAAGCAAACATATTTTTCACCGTTTCCGAATGGAATAAATGTAGAATCTTTAACAATACTAGAATTATCAAAGTTTACATCAGGTGCAAGCAGGTACTTATTATTACTAATAGGATTCTTCAAATACGTATCTGTATCGCTAAATGCAACGGGTGCGTGTCCTTGCTCTAACATCATATAGTTAATATCAGTATCGTAAATAAAGTTAGTCCATACATCAAGAGAAATATTCAAAGCAGTAGTATTAGCTGCAATAGTTTCAACATCATTGATAAAGAAATACCAACGCTTATACTCACGCTTATTCTCATAATCTACTGGATTATCAAAATTAGGCATCATTGGTACATCAATATAAAGATAATTATAAAGCATACAAGTATCGTATGGAATAGGCACTTTAATAGTACCATCAGGTAACAATGGAATATTTGTTTCAAGAATAATAGAATCAGATTCATCAATAGAATTAAACCACTTATTACATTCCTCTTTAGAATCAAACTTAACTACATTATCATAGTCTGAATCCCATAGAACATTAACAAGTGTAATTTTTGTACCTTTATCCCAACGTGTATAATCAAACTTATTACGATAGTTATTAGTATTGATTGTATTAACGTTAGGAAAACTACCTTGTAACTTTGAAAATTGCATATAATCACGCTCCAATAAAAATACCCGTTACGGCGATTATACCGTAACGGGTACAAAAACTCAAGTTGCTAACAGCTTATTACTTAACAGTTGCTTCGCAAGTTGCAGAGTAATCAGAGGTTGCGCCTGATGGATTAGTATAAGAACTAGTAACAACAACCTTAATCTTATCACCTGTCTTGAGATTCTTTGCAACATGGAGAATACCGTATTCATCAACCCTAGTAGTAGAAGATTTAACAGCGGTAGTACCACGAATAACAGAAACATCAAATGTAGCTGCATTAGGAGCAACAGTAACGCCTTCAATAGTAGCAGGCTCAAGAGTACCAGTTAACTTAACAGTAATTGGAGTGGTAGAACCAGCAGCAGGAGTAGTGTTTCCGAGAGTTGCAGTAATACCAGTTACTTTCTGCTTAACAACAGTTACATCTGTAGCAGTACCAGTAGTAAACATAATAGCAGGTACAAATGGAGAAACGCTATAGATACCCTGATGATGCAGGAAATAATTAGTTGCTAGTGTCTTAGGATTGTACATACTTGTATTCTGATAAATGGTATCTCTGCATTGGAAGAAATCCTCAGTTGTGAGAATTGCAACGCAATCAGAAACGGGGAATTCGTCTACAAGAACAGTCCTATAAGAAATCTTAGCCTTATCAAGCTGGAATACCGCTGCAAGAGTTTCAACATCAATGTTTGCCTGAACCTCAGGAGTAATCAAAAGAACAAGCTCATTAGGCTTAACAAAAACGGGTACATCATCAATATCACTTGCATTGTAAACAGTGCTAGGGAATGTTAGCTTACCAGCATATGCTCTAGCAGCTGCAAGAAATTCCTTGCCTGTAGCTTCATCGTGAGGTGCTGCACTAAGATGATGCTTATAAAACTTCCAATTCTTCTCATAAAATGCAATAAGCTGCAACATGATACGATATTCATCATATTCATCTGCGTTAATTGGTAGCTGCAAGAATGATGCGATTAGCTTATTAAGTCCATAGGTATCAGTAAAAGCAGTACGCAACTCTGCATCAACAATAGTGATATCGTACCTATCACGCCTATCTACAGAGTGATACCAAGTAGCAACATCAGGACGATTCATTTTGAATACGTCTTCAGCATCGTCTGTATAGGAATGTGCCTTAATCCACTTTGGAATCATTTCCTGAACAGTAGAACCGTACATAAGTTTTGACTTCTTAAATACGGATAGTGGATTCTTAAAAGAGTGTTGATGAACATAAGTATCACCAATGCGCATAACCAGTGCGTCAACAAACTGATTATAAAGATTCCTATTAGTAGGGTCAAAAAGTGCCTTTACAGTTGCATCAATAGAACCCTGTGTAGGCTCAGGAATACGCTGCTGGAAATCGTTCGTACCATTGAGCCAAATATCGTGCATAATAGTTGTGTTTTTTTCAGCCATTATAATTACTCCTTAATCAGTAATGAATAAATCAAGAATACCATCATCAGAAACATCGTTATCAATATCCATATCAGAATCATCAGTAACATCTGAATCGTGGATAGTTGAATTTTCAATAAGGGTGTCCTGTGTTGCGGTAATCTTAGTAAGTGAATCATTGATAGAGTTCATAAACTCATTGAGCGTGTTCTGCATCTGATTAAACATTTCAAGCGTTACAACGTTATCAGAATCAGAAACATTTCCATCAGTAGCAGATACATCAGGATTTTTCTCACCTGTATCAGGCTTCTTATACTCGTCTTTAACATCAGGCGTTTTATCCTCGTCTTTACCAGTCATTAAAACTCCAATCTAACGTTTACATACAACAAAGCGGATAGACTACACTGTGTGCGTCTATCCGCATTTTAGCATAATCGCTCAATTCATGCAAGCAGTTAAAATGGGCGATTAACCTCACGTGGTGTGCGAGAAAATCAATTCTAATCGACCGCAACTACCACTACTCACTTTATGCATGATGGCAATTACATTTAAGATTCTACACTTTCAGGGAATAACTTGTCAACACGTAATTCTAAAATCCAAGCCCTATCAGAACCTTTCCAATAATTACCATGCTTATCTAACTCTGTAAAACCTGCTTGCATAAGTGCGAGTTTTGCTGCGCCATCATCACTAAATACACCAATTACAAAACCAAGCGCATCATTCCAATATTCCTTAGAACAATCATGCATAACAACATAAGCAATATCAAACATGGTACTTTTCTCCTATCGAACGCCGAATAACTTTAGAATATCGTAAAAACCAATCATTACACTTTCATTCTCATAACGTAATAAGTTGTAATAAAACATATCTGCAACATAACGCATAGTTCCTGATAACCTGTTTGCTGCAACATAGTTTATTGATGCATCATCACGTGTTAAAGAATAAATATTTTTTCCTGTGTTATTAGGAATCTTATTTGTTACATAATAATATCCCTCCATTTGGTCTAACCATATTCCATACTTTTTACCATTACATATAATACCGAATGAAAACTTTGCGTTCTTTGACTTCGGTTTTATAAACTCCTGATTCTTTCTAATAAAGACGTTATCTACAGATACTTTTCCCTCTTCCGTTAAAGCATACATTCTACCTGCTACAGTTCCAGCAGCTTTTTCGCGTGAATATTCACCGGGGTCTGCATAGTGCAATAAAAACGTTTTATTATTGTACCATCTATAGCCATACTTAATATCCGTACCAACTCTGTACGCAAAGAAATACGGATTTGCCAAGTCACAAGCATTAGCTAATAAATACACTCTAGGACGTAATGATTCATCGTCTGCTCTTTCACGTGAAACGGTATCAATAAGATTAGCAAATTTTAGAAACTCACCATTAAGGTATCTATGATACACGTCTGAACGCTCAAGAATAGCCTCATCAAAAATGATACGTCTAACATTATCAAATGTACGCTTCTTCAAATTCTGCGCATCACTAAGTGCCACAAAATACCCAATAAGTTTCCATGTAGGCTTCTCTTTCTTGTCATCAGGTTTCTCTGCTATATATGCGCTATGTGTATCAGTCCTGAAAAGATACCCCTTAAATTCATCTAATTTTGCAAGCCTATTAAAGTAACCATCAGATACGCCGCTTAACTCATTCTTAAAACGTGTTACTTCAACAAATCTTGAGCCATCTCTCAAAAAGTCCTTAATACACTGTTTTCTTAAACCGAATGTTTTACCTACGCCACGTGCGCCGATAACCATTGTAACATCAGCGTCATATGATAACGTCTTTTCCCAATCGTAATATTTAGGCATAATTACACTCCATTAGAACCTTAACGCCGTCC